CACGGCTCAAAAAAGCCATCAAAGAAGCGATGGAAGGAGCGACACCCGACGCGCAACTAGCCGAACTCTTTGGATTCCATTCAAAGAAGACCCTAGCCAAGCGGAAAGCGGCTAGAGCGGCTCAACGCGCCAAAGAGGAAGAGGAATATGAAGCCGAAGAAGCAAAGTTTGCCGCCAAGCGACAAGCCGCTGCCGACGACCGAGCCACCACCACCAGGATGAAGGCCAAGCAAGCGGCCGGTCTAGACATGTACGGACGCCCAATCCGTTACGACACCTCCGCCGGATCGAAGGCCGGCATAGAGTCGGCTTATGAAAAGTGTAAGCAAAGTGTCGAAGCCGGCATCCGAGCGAATCGATATGGGACCCACGGGAACCCATCCGAAGCCCAAGAAGCCCGCAATCGCTGCAGCGAAGAGTATAACATGGCGATGAAAAAACTTCGCGAAAACCAAAACAAGGAAGGGAAAGCGAAGATCACAAAAGCCCAACTCAAGAAAGTGATTCAAGAAGAAGTGGAAAAGATCCTCGCCGAGGTATAAATGAAAAAATCCCAATTAAAACAAATAATCAAACCTATTATAAAAGAATGTATTCAAGAAAGTCTTCTCGAAGGAGGAATACTCTCTAATATTATAGCAGAGGTAACAAAAGGTCTCCAACCGCTGGTAGAGGCCAAAAGCCCCACAACGAAAAGTCCACAGCTTCTCCAGCAACAACAAAAAGAACTCCAAGAGCAAAAGCGCGAGCTAGAAGAAGACCGCTATCAGCAAATGAAAGAGCATAAGCGTAAACTGCTTGATGCTACGGGCTTACCTTCTAATGTTTTTGAAGGAGTCGACCCTCTCGCAACCGGCGGAAACGCCGACGCGCCGCAAGACGCGGCAGCAGGCGCCTTAAGCGGCGTAGATCCTAAAGACCCAGGCGTAGATATTAGCGGAATTATGGCCCTAGGTGGCCGTAATTGGGGCAAAATGATTTAATTTTTTAGGAGTTGTAATGAAAAGAGTTGTATTGGTGGAAATTACACCGCGACACCCCCAAGAACCCATTGAGCGAATGATCAAAAGATTTTCCCGAAAAGTGAAAAAGGAGAGAATCATTGAGAATATTCGCGACCGCCGCTATTATGAAAAGCCGTCAGACGTGAAAAAACGTAAAGCAAAAAAACGAAAAAAAGTCCTTGATAAGCTGCGCCAAAAGCAGCCCCGATGATATGTTTGGGTAACTATAGGGATTTTATATACATAATTGACTAATTATTGAAGAGAAAAGGAGAAAGTTTATGTCTTCCATGTTAGAACAAGCCATTATTGACGCCGAGCAATTAAAAGAAGCGGCACAAAGAAATGCCGAAGAGGCCGTGATTGAAAAGTATCAAGATGAGATTCGATCCGCCGTAGAAACCATCCTGGAACAAGAGGAAACCTTCGATGCACCAATGGATGAAGCCGCCGAAATGGCCGTCGATCCCAATGGCGATCTAGCATTTGTGGAGGAGTTGCCCTCCGCCCAAAAGGCAGATAGGGACGAAGTTGTCACCATTGACCTCGACAAGCTTGAGGAGATGATGGCCGAAGAAATGGAAGAAGGGACTCTCGATGCAGCCGATATGGTAAGTCGCGAAGCTGTTGCCGAAGAGATCGATGCAGTGCTTAATGAGGACGACGAAGAAATTGAACTCGACGAAGAAGCATTACGCGAGATCCTCGACGAGGAGATCGATCTTTCGGCCCTTACGGAGGACGCTATAGAGGACTCTACCAAGGAAGAAGAAGCTGAATCCGAGACAGAAGGCTCACAAGCCGCCGTTGCAGCGGCCCTTAAAGGCGGCGGAGAGGCCGAGCATGAAACTGCCTCTGGAGTGGGCCTTGACGAGGATCTTACCGAAGATGCTGCCGAAGAAAAGGCGCAAAAAGCCGATGAACCCGAGGAAGACGAGAGAGGCGACGCAGGCGGCGGTTATCTAGATAGCCCGGAGCCCCCGGGAAAGAAAGATATTCCAATGGCCAAACGAAAGTTTGAGGAAAGCCGCGCACACGCCAAAGAGAATCGTTCCCTTCTCAAAGAACAAAAGAAATTAGGGGGCAAAGTCCGACTATTAGAGGAAAAACTCGATAAGTACGGCACAGTCATACTCCAGCTTAAAGAAAAGTTGGAAGACAGCAATCTGGTTAACGCTCGATTGTTGTATCAGAATCGTGTTTTGAATAGCGTCTCGTTGAATGAGCGACAAAAAGATAGAATTGTCGAAGCGATATCAAACGCACAAAGTGTTGAAGAAGCAAGAATTGTTTTCGAAACGCTTCAGAGTGCAGTGGGGTCAACATCTAAAAGAAAAAGACCAGAATCACTGAACGAAGTGGTCACTAGAAGTTCTTCAGCCTTTATCCCTCGTAAAGAGGAAACCAATAAAGATAGTTCTTTCGCCCAGAGAATGAGAATTCTTGCCGGCATTAAGAAAGACTAAAAAAACATTTTTATATAAAGGAGAACAAAAAATGTCTATTTTAGATAAATTGACAGAAGGTATCGTTAATCGCGATATGCGTCATGAAGGCGCTGCCCTACTCTCGAAATGGGAGCAAACAGGACTTCTGGAAGGTATTCAAAACGAAAGTACCAAAAACGGCATGGCTCGCCTGTTGGAGAACCAAGCCAAAGAGCTTCTTCGTGAAGCTGCTTCCACGATGCAAGGTGGAGACGTTGAGGGATTTGCTTCCGTCGCGTTCCCAATTGTTCGTCGTGTATTCGGTTCGTTGATCGCCAATGAACTGGTTTCTGTTCAACCGATGAGTTTGCCCTCGGGCCTCATCTTCTTCCTGGACTTCACCTTTGGTGGATCCGCCACAGGTTCCAATCGCTTGGGATTCACTGATGGCACCTCGCTGTATGGCGGTGGTAAAGTTGGTTCCGGTATCACAGGCGGTGTAAACCTTGGTGGTGATGAAGGCACAGCCGGCGGCTCGTTCTACAACTTGGTCAACGGTTATGCGTCACCAACTGGTTCACTGGGCCTCGCGGCTTCGGTGGTCGTTGCTTCCGGTAACTTCGGTGACGGCGGAACAGTGTCCGCCGAAGACAGCGGTGGCTGGGGTGGTGTAACCCAGACGGCATTGAATGAAGTTCTGCGTTTCGATCCCGACTTGACATCCGGTTCTATTTGGGTGATGGCAGAGGTTAACCTGTCTTCCGGTTCCGCTGGTCTTTCAACCGGTGGCAGCTTGAATTACGATGATCTTGCAGCCATTGCTTTGAACACCGGTGTGGATGCCGCAGACGGTATGACCTTGATTCGCCGTTTGAGCCAATTGAGTCAAAGTGCCGACAGCAGCACTGTCAGCGAGACTAACGTACGTTTAGTGTTCGCTAACACTGGTTCTCTTGACAGCGGCAACACCCCGGGTCAGGCTGGTGATCAGATTGCATTGTGTACCATTTCCTATCCGATTGTCGACAACATCATGGATACGGGCGGTAGTAATTCCGTCGGTTCTGTCGTTGGCGCAGTGGCATGGGGACTGGAAAACGAGGCCGACATTCCCGAGATTAACCTGAAAGTGGATTCCACTTCGGTTACGGCGATGACCAAAAAGTTGAAAGCTAAGTGGACACCAGAACTTGGCCAAGACCTTAACGCTTATCACAACCTTGATGCAGAGGTTGAGCTTACGTCCATTCTTTCGGAGCAAATTGCTCTTGAGATTGACCGTGAGATCGTTGAGGACCTGGTTAAAGGCGCCCGCGCTGCAACTTATTACTGGGCACGCTCGCCGGGTCTCTTCGTAGACCGCGAAACCGGTACAGAGGTTGGGGCCAACACAGCGGCACCAGACTTCACCGGTACCGTGTCCGAGTGGTACGAGACGTTGCTAGAGACTGTCAATGACGTTTCTGCAGCTATCCACCGCAAAACGCTTCGAGGCGGCGCTAACTTCATCGTTACGTCTCCAGAGGTTGCTAATATTCTTGAGTTCACCGCTGGCTTCCGTGCCAACGTATCGGTCGATGACAACAAAGGCATCGCCGGAACGCAAAATGTTGGTAACATCAGCAAGCGTTATGACGTGTATGTTGACCCGTACTTCCCACGCAACTTGGTGCTTGTGGGCCGTAAAGGCAGCAGCTTCCTTGAGAGCGGCTATGTATACGCTCCTTATGTGCCATTGCAAGTCACACCGACCATTTTTGGAACGGAAGACTTCGTGCCGCGTAAAGGCGTAATGACTCGCTATGCTAAGAAAATGGTTCGACCTGATATGTATGGTCTTGTCATTGTTCGCGGCCTCATGGGTGAGTCTGGCTCTTAAGCCGGTTAGTTAAAAACTAAGTTGAAAGGCTCCAACTCATTATTGAGTTGGGGCCTTTCTTTTACTTGCTCAAAAACTATTTTACTTTAAAATCCTTTATTGTTCAAAAATAGCGCGCCCCATTTTTTTGAGATTTGAGATTTTGTACTATTTACATTAAACCCAGAAGGAGACTCACCATGGGACGAAAAAAGAAAAGATTGCGCCTCATCGCACGCGCTGCGGAACAGGCGAAGAAAACCTCGGATACTGCTGCCCCCACCGTTGCCCCGCAAGCACCCCCCGAAACGGCAACAAAGGAAGCACCGAAGGCCAAAAAGGTAAATCCGTTTAAAAAATTGACTAAGAAAACAACGACTAAGAAAACAGATAAAGAGTAATTCGCCTTTTAAAGTCCCAATCGACTAATTATGGTAGGAGATTATATTGAATGACATTCCCTACTTTAACCCCGGCATCTCGAACGAGCGCGATTACGCTTCCATCGGCTAGTTTACCTAGCACAGCAGCGTCGGCCGCATTCCCCTTTACAGTCTATACATCCGATCAGTACTTTCTATCAGGAGCCTCTGATCAAGTGGCTTATACTTACCGTAAACTAGGCGGTGACGTTCTTGACATCGAGTTGACCAAAGAGCAAGTATACGCAGCCTACCAAGAGGGGGTATTGGAATATTCATATATTCTCAACATACACCAGGCCAAAAACAGCCTAGGTGATTACTTGGGTTCTAAAACGGGCTCTTTTAATGAAGAGGGGCAACTGCAAAGCACCACCAATTTGGAAGATGTAGCCCTAAAGTTTCCCAAATTTAAATTCGAATACATCCGCCGCGTGGCCTATGGCTATGCAACTGAAGCAGGTTTCGGCGGAGACACAAGGATCTACTCAGCCAGCTTCAACACCACATCGAGCGTTCAAGACTACGACCTCCAGGCAATAGTTTCATCCTCGGCCACTAACGATAGCGACAGCCCGTTTTACGGCGCCGTCGGCAATCAGAGAATAATTGTTAACAAGGTCTTTTACAAGACCCCCAACGCAATGTGGCGCTTCTATGGATACTATGGTGGCCTGAACACGGTTGGCGACCTGGGCAGCTATGGACAATATTCAGACGATAGTACCTTTCAACTGGTGCCCACTTGGCAGAATAAAGCACAAGCCATGGCATTTGAAGACGCTATTAACACACGAAACAGTCAATGGTCTTATGAACTAAAGGACAATCGGTTGCGCCTCTTCCCCGAATCCCATCGCAATGTGATGCCCGATCAAATGTGGATTGAGTTCTTTGTCGATACCGACACACCATGGGTTGGCGATACCACAGGCAAAACCGGGGTGGACGGCATTAATAATATAAACACACTGCCTTTCGAGAACACACCTTATCAAAAAATCAACTCTATTGGTAAACAGTGGATCCGCCGCTTCACACTTGCCCTCTGTAAAGAAATGCTCGGAAACATTCGAAGCAAGTTTACGACTATTCCCATACCTGGTGATACCGTCACGCTGGATGGCCCTGCGCTTTTGAGCCAGGGGAAGGACGAACAAGAGAAACTGCGCGAAGAGTTAAAAACTGTATTGGACGAACTCACCTATACCAAGGTGGCTCAAGGAGATGCAGAATTATCAGATGCCGTCAACAAGGTACAAGAGAGGATTCCACTCTTGATCTATACGGGATAAGTGAAACATGTCTGATGATAATAAATGGAAACAACCAGCTTCACCTCCTCCACCTTTATTCTTAGGTGAAAAAGAGCGGGATCTAGTAAAACAAGTTAATGATGAACTCGTTGAACGGGTAATTGGCCAAGAGGTCATATATTACCCTATTAGCCTTGAAGATACGCGCTTTCACCCACTTTATGGGGAAGCACTCGTAAAAAGCTTTTTGCCACCAATTAGGGTATACGCTCTAGTAGAATGGGGGGGATACGAGACTCGTATTAGCGGCTTGGGCGTCGACAAAAGATTGTCGATCAAGGTAAAGTTCCATCGCCGACGCTTAACGGAAGATCAAGATTTATATATTCGTGAGGGCGACTTTGTGAGATACGGTGATGATCTATTCGAGATCACCACTATCAATTATCCGAAACAGATCTTTGGCCAGGGCTGGGCCGGCTGGGAAAGAATATTTGAAGCGGAAGCTTCTTGCATTAAGGCACGGGAGGGATTATTCGATGCCACCTGATGATGACGATTACACAAGAATTGAAGATGCTAGCTCGATTATCAGTGTCAAGGAGATTCAACCTTCTTCACTTGAGACAGTCGATTTTGCATTTTATGACTTCATGAACGAAACGATGAACTTGCGCACCCATAGCAATAAAGGCTGGAGAGAAGTGCCCATCATCTGGGCAACACCGGAACGCGCCTTTCTTTCAAAGCACAAGGGTGAACCACCGCTGTTTGACACCGACAACACGGTTATATACCCTATCATAACAATTGAACGCGCATCTGTTACCAAAGATATGAAGCGTAAAGGGGCCTACTGGGGAGCATCCTCTAACTTGGTGGATCCCAAGCGCGGCGGTCGTATTACTCTGGCTCGCAAGGTTAAAGCCGATAAGACCAATAATTTTGCTGTGGCCGACAATATCAAAGAGTGGCTGGATATATCCGGAAGCGATGCCGGCGGTGTGGGCAATATAACCACACGCACCCCGGGCCGACAGGCGCACTACCCGATCAAAGATAACAAAAAAGTGGTCTATGAGACCATTACCATGCCCATTCCGGTATACTTGTCCATGAAATACACGGTGACGATTACGACCGAATATGCGCAGCAGATGAATGAGTTGCTTTCCCCTTTCGCCACCCTTGGAGGTCATATCAACTCTTTTTCGATTAAAAGAGACGGCCACCGGTTTGAAACGTTTCTGCAGGGGGATTTTGGCACAACCAGTAATGTATCGGATATGGGAAACGATGAACGGAAATTTGAGTCTAAATTAAACTTTGAAGTCTTAGGCTACGTGATTGGGGAGGCACCCAACGGTGATCGACCAAAACTAGTGAAGCGACAAAATGCAGTTGAGGTAAAGATACCCCGAGAAAGAGTTATTTTAGGCGATATCCCAGATTACATTGATAATAGAGGCTTTTACA